AGCACGCCGACGAAATCGTCGAGGATATTCATTTTGTCGTAGTTAAAAACGATCGCAATCGCCCACTCATTAAATGGACTTTGCGTGGTATCATAAAGCTGGGCATGTTTATTAGAAGCAAAGAGGCTAAATATTTTAGGCTGTGGGCGGAGCAAGAGCTAGAAAAAACGATATTAGGCGAACTAACACTTGCAAAAGAGACCAGGCAAAAGAATTTATCTCTTGTTAGCAAAGTAACTGATCTTAACGCCGTCCTGATTGACAACGCAAAACGCCACAAAAGAGAGATCAACGGCTACAAAAGCCAACTAAAACAGCACAATACGAAAATCGTAGAGCTTAAAAACAAGCTAGCCAAATTTGAAAAAGCTTACGAGCCTGAAGTATTAGACACTACGGACGAGATAAAACGCTTAAAGCTAGAGCTAGAGATAGCAAATACCAAAAACTACTATGCTTTTTATAAAAATGCTTTGGCTGACGCTAAATTTTACCGAGATAAATACTACGAAGCCAAAGACAACAGAGCAAAAGACGAGCGTGTCATCGTCTCTCTTTCAAGAATTCAAAAAGACACCGAAGATATGTTTTTAAAAATAGGTGCCGTAATGGCTTACATAGATAACGATAAGAATGAGGATTTACTTATAGAAAGGATAAAAAATGAACCAATTACAAACTAGAGAACAAGATGCAAGAGCGTTAGTCGGCTCTAAAATGAGCCAAATCTCAACCATAGTAGGCAATGACAAGGCAAAAGCTAGCGTATTTGCCAGTGCTATCGCAAATATGGCAAATGACTATGGGCTAAGGAATTGTAGCGTTGAAAGCATAGTAAATACAGCTATGCAGATAGTCCAAATAGGGCTAAATCCAAATAAGCTTTTCGGACAAGCTTACGTAGTGCCATTTAAACTAAAAAATGGTGGCGAAACCGCACAACTTCAAATAGGCTACAAAGGGCTTATTAGTTTAGGCATGAAAAACGGCTGGAAATTTAGAGCGGTAGCCGTTTATGATTGTGATGATTTTAGCCTAGAGTTTAACGGACTTGATGACAAGATACACTTTGCACCAAATTATGACGAACGAAGTGACGATGACGGCGACTGGGTATTTAGTCACTTAGTAGGCGTGATCGTATATGCCAAAGATAGTAGCGATAATGTCTTTAGTGAGTTTGTCAGTAAGAAAAAACTCGAGAAACTACGCTTAAAAAGCCAAAACCAAAGCAAAAAAGACAAGCTTGAATATATATGGCTAGACTGGGCGGAGGAAATGTATAAGGCTAAAGCCCTTAAATATGTAGCCTCACGCTTGCCGATAAACGATCGCCTAGCTGAAGCCGTAAGCGTGGAGGACGAGCCTATCACAAAACAAGAAACTGCTCAAGCGCCAAAAGCTGGGTTAAATGAGCTTTTGAATAGTTCGGAAAAACCGAACAGCTCAGTTGGTGCAAAAAATTCACATACTGAATACATCGAAGCCGCGCCCCTTGAAGTTGAAATCGCAACTGTAAAAGAAAATTTAACAGTTGAACCAATGCCCCTCGATCTACTACAAAATGAGCTAGTAAAACGAGGCGCCAGTGAGGTTGAAGCTGAGAATTTGGTCGAGAGGCTAAGTATTGATGATGCTACAGCCTATCTAAACGATCCAAGTAGTATTGATACTTTAATGGAAAACCTAGGGACAACCAATGAATAAAGTAATATTATTGGGTAGATTAGTAAGGGATATTGAGCTGCGCTACACCCAAGGCGGTGCGGCAATCGGCAAAACCGCCATTGCTGTAACTAGAAAATACACACTCAACGGTGAAAAAAGAGAGGAAACTTGCTTTGTCGATATAACATTTTTCGGTAAGCAAGCAGAGATAGCCAACCAGTATCTAGGCAAAGGCTCAAAGCTAGCCATTGAAGGATATTTGAAATTTGAGCAATGGCAAGACAATAACGGACAAAATCGCTCAAAACACTCTATCGCCGTTGAAAGTATGGAGATGCTGGGTGACGCAAAACAAAACAATCAAGGCTATCAGCAAGGAGCGCCTAAGAAACCGCAGCAGCAAAAACAGCCTGCCGACGACTACGAAATAGACGTGGACGCCGACAAATACGACAATGACGAAACGATACCATTTTAGGGGGGGGCGGAAATGACCTACGGCGAAGTGGTAATGTGGCAAAAAGCCACTATGCGTATGCAAAACGGGCGCTGGGTTAGCGACCCATTGCCCGCACACGTCAGGCTAAGCGAAAAAGAAGCGTTTGAATACTACGGGCGCAAGCTTGATGATTATTGGATAAGCCAAATCAAGGAGCATTCGCCAAAATTAATAAAAGAATTTGGCGAAGAAATAGCCCTAGAGCTTTTAAAAGGGCGTATAGGCAATAAAATACCTTTATTTAGGTGTAAGGGGTTTTAAATTTATGTTTTTTGTATTTTTGGAAGTAGTGTATAAGTATAAATCAGAAGTAATATAATTTTATTTTTTATGGTAGATTATGTTACAATCGATATTTTTATTTTATAAAATGGAAGTAATAAAAAATGAAAATGGAAGTAAGTGACTATTATGTAGCTATACCAGAACCATCTTTTGGGAGTGATTTAACTAATATTATTTTGGATTTAGAAAAACTAAGAACCAAACGGCTTGGTGGCGATGTGCCAGCTTACATATTTTTTCAACTTAAAGGTATTTTCCAAATTTTAGAAACTTTGGGATCAGCAAGGATTGAAGGCAACAACACAACGTTATCTGAGTATGTCGAAAAGCTTATATACACAAAATCAACAGACGAAAGCGATGATGAGATAAAAAACTTAGAAAATGCTATAAAATTTATAGAGGATAATACAGATAAAAATACTAAATTTGACCGTGCTTATATTTCAGAGATTCATAAAATTATCACAAAAAACTTAACTCAACCACCAAAAGGCGAAGGCTCAAAATATCCTGGAGAATTAAGAAAGCATGACGTAAGTATAAAAAAGTCAGGGCATACTCCGCCACAACATTTTTTATTGCCTGATTATTTTAATAATTTTATAGATTTTATTAACAAAGAATACAAAGAGCAGTATCAACTTTTAATGGTCGCTATCGCACATCATAGGTTTGAGTTTATCCACCCTTTTGATAACGGTAACGGCAGAATGGGTAGGCTTTTGAATTACGCCTTTTTGATAAAGCTCGGCTTTAAGGTAAAACAAGGCAGGCTTATCAATCCATCTTCAGTTTTTTACACAAATAGAGACCAGTATTATGATATGCTTTCCCGTGCCGATAGCTTAAAGTCTGATGATTTGTTGGCTTGGTGTGAATATTTTTTAAAAGGGCTGAAAAATGAGATAGAAAAAATAGACCATCTTTTAAAAAAAGAGTATGTAGAAAAAGAAATACTGCTACCTATGCTTAAAATAGCACTTGAAAGAAAGCATATAACAAAGCAAGAATTTGAAATACTATCATATCTTATTAAAAAAGATGATATGAGTATGAAAGCTGAGGAGCTTGATAAATTTGGCATACACAATTCAAAGGAAAAATCAAGCATTATGGCTAAACTAAAAGATAAAAAAATGATTACACCTATAAAGGACGGCGGAAGGATTTATACGGTGCATTTTGTAAACAACTACCTACTGCGTAGCATTATGCAAGTGTTAAAACATAAAGGCTTTGTGTCTGATTTTTTAAATAATTAGCCACAAATTTATGAAAGGAATAAAATGAGCGAGAATATTATCAAAGCTACCTGCAAAGAGCTTAACCTAACATATAAACAGCTAGGCGAGGCGATAGGGCTAAGCGAGGGGAGCATTAAAAGACTAGCAACTAGCGATGATATAAACACACAGGCTATTAAATCGTGTGAAATGCTACTTGAAATTAAAAGCCTAAAAGAGCAACTATCAAATACCCAGACGCTAAAAACTGCGTTAAAAACGCTCTTAGATTAGCCGACGCATTTTTGCGTTGGTTAAAAAGTCTCAAAATACTACTCAATTTTTTATAAAAAATCTCATTTTAATACTAAAAACTATTGACTTAGTCCTAAAATAATGCTATAATTATTCCATCAAGCAACAAAATGATACTTGTTTGATAGAAAGGAGTAGCACAATGCAAAGGTTAGATTTTTTAATCAAACTCGCGATACTGATTTATCTAATCTGCAAAATCCTTAAAATTTGGATCTAGCAAAGGGGGCGAAAGCCCCTAAAACCTAAAACATTGTGCTACTCATATTTTAGCCAAAGGAGCTTAAAATGAGTGAAATTTTAGAAGTCTTGCAAGTGCTTTTACTTGCTTATATTGTCTTACAACTTACAAGGGGGCAAAAATGAACGCCCCTACTAAACAGAAATTTGCCGAGTATTTAGAGCTATACAAGATAGAGCCAAGCGACAGCGACGAGGAAGTAAGCTACAAGGTGCTTGACTGCGCTTATGATCTATTCTGCGCTTTAGACGCGCTATCGAAAAATCACAACGCGATGAGAGCCAAAATTTTAAACATACTTCAACTAAAAGGAGAAACGAAATGACAGAGCCAATCCCTATCAACAAAGCGGATTTTAACGGCGCCGAAATAAATTCGGTCAATGCGCGAGAACTACACGCGGTTTTGGAAAGCAAATATCAATTTGCCGACTGGATAAAAAGTAGGCTAGAGGAGACGGATGCCGTCGAAAACATCGACTATATCATCGTTTCAGAAAAAACTGAAACGATGACGGAGCACGGCAAAAAGGCGAGTATTAGAAATGAATACATCCTATCAACCGACATAGCAAAAGAGATAGCGATGCTAGAGCGAAACGAAGTCGGCAAAAAGGTCAGGCGCTACTTCATAGAGTTTGAAAAAATGCATAAACAAAATTTTATCCCGCAGGATTTGCCGACGGCATTAAGAGCGTATGCAAACGAAGTAGAGCAAAAAGAACTCGCACTAAAACAAAGAGATCAAGCGCTGGCTACTAAAGCGTGGATAGGCTCAAAAAGAGAAGCTACGGCTATGGCTACGGCAAGCGCAGCAAAAAGAGAGAACGAGCGGCTAAAGGTAGAGCTAGATAAGAGCAAAGAGTGGGCGAGCATTAAAAAGGTAGCTGGAGAGCTGGGTGTATCGGAAGGAAAATTTAAATACGCCGACTTGCGCCGAAAATCAAATGAGCTAGGGCTAGATAGACCTAAAATAAAAGACAACAACTACCCCGACGGCATAAGGCTTTATCATAAAGACGCGTGGGCGGCGGTCTACGACATAGACATAACTAAATTTTAAAAAGGAGCATAAAATGAGAAAATTTAACATAATAGTAACGGACGAGCTAGTAGTGGCAAAAACTTTTTACGCAAATACGCTAGAGGAAGCCAAGAACGCGGCGGACGTGGACTACAACAATATGATAGTCGATGTTTTAAAACAACACGGATACGAGCGGATAGCAGAAAAAGAATACGAGATCGAGGTCGAACTCACGAAAGAATACACGCTTGACGAGATAGAGGAAGCCTACGGCGATTTTTGGGGCGCGTCGGTTGAGCTAAACGAGGAATTAAACGATTGGGTACCCGAAAGCGTAGCGGATATTTTTGGCAAAGGAGGCGCGCTAAGAGATAAGTTGACGGCGTTACAAAGCACTCTTAGCAAAATGCAACGCAAGATTGAGGATTACGAGAAAATAAAAAACATTGTAGCTTAATCTCGCACATTAAGCTACAAGAAACAACTCCAAATTATACAAATCGCGGGATTAATTCCCGCTTACTACAAGGCAAAATATGACAACAGCAGAACTAAAGGACGCCGCCATTTTTGTTATGGCATATAGCTTTTTGCAGATGGACAGCACGCAGGAGCTAGGGCTTTTCATCAATAAAAAAGCAAGCAAATTTATCGACGAGCTGATCGAGGCAATGACGCCGATCGTTGAGTATTACCGTGAATTTAGAAAGCGGATTGATACCCAAATTAGCGCGCTGGATAACAAAGCCCGTATGTGTAAAGACGATTTTAGCACAACTGCCCCACAATTAGCTTGTGATCTGCTTTATTTGAGACTAGCACCACACGAGCGCAAGGGGCAAAGACTAGCGCCGATACTAGTAGATTTTTATGCGGAGAATAAAGACAAGATAGCGTATATCTCGAACAAGAGTTGTGATACAAAATACCGCAAAGAGGCAGAGGATAGCCAAACACTGGCTTATTTTTATATTGAGAATATTTAAAAAAGGATAATCAATGAGTAGCCCAGAAAGAGATAAACATTTATCAGCCCTTGCAAGCCTAGAGGCGTTTTGCGAGTCGAGCAAATACAAGCTCTTTTATTCAAGTGTGATGTCCGCTATTTACGGCACGCACTGCGAGATTTGAAAGATTATATAAAGGAGAAAAAATGAGCGATAAATTTATTACTCGTGATGAGGCTTTGAAAGAGTTAGGGCTAACATCGCCTATTAGTTTAAGGCGATTAGTATTAGCAGACAAGATCACAGCAAGCAAGATCAACTCTAAGATAATTTATTATTCTTTGCAATCTATACGTGCCTATAAATCAGGCAAATCCGCCCAAACTATCTAAATAATCACTCCACCACTGCATTAGTTTCGCCCTTGCTTTTAAATTTTTGGCGTGGTTGTATGCGTCCTTAACCTTGTTGCTCTCAACGTGTGCGAGGCAAAGCTCGACAATATCACTATTGCAGCCGTGCTTGTCTATGTTTTCGTTGGCGATCGTGCTAAATGTAGCCCTAAAGCCGTGTGGCGTTACCATATCATTATTAAACCCTAAATTTCTAAGCATTGAACGGATAGTGTTGTCACTAATAGGGCGCACATTTGATTTTATGGACGGAAAAATTAATTCACTTTTTAATGGCAGGCGCTCACGATATGTTTTTAGCAAGGTGATCACACTTTGAGATAAAAATACATCGTGAGGCTTTGCCGTTTTCATCTCGCTTGCTGGGATATGCCAAAGGTAATTTTCAAAATCTATCTGCGACCACTTGGCATTTCTAGCGTTTTGCCCTCTTACAGCGGTATATAGTTGAAATATCGCACACGTTTTTACTCTTATATCTCCAAAGTAATCTCTTATCGCCATTAATATGGCTCTTATTTCATTGTCATTTTTTAAATATGCAAAATGTTTAACTTCTTGCTTACTGCCCATTAACGCACTTTTATCAATATCCGAGATAATGTTATGCTCTACATATTCGTGCAAAAGAGCAAATTTATAAAAACTATTTAGTGTACCTAGTGTTTTTCGTGTCGTTTCTTGCTTGTCATCGCCAAGAAGTGGTGTAAGTGCGCCTATAATATCTTTCCTGCTAATATCTTTTATGTTTATCTCGCCAAATTTAGGTAAAAATAACGTTTCAAAACGCCTTTTTATCCAAAATTGCTGTTTTTCGCTCAACTTACTTTTTGTTTTATACCACGCTTCAAATACTGCCCTAAATTTTGTTTTTTCTGCTGTTTGAGTTAGGCTTTCGCCTTGGCTTAGTTTTGATCGTAGCTCACTTCTTTTATCTCTTGCATCGCTTAGGCTCATTTCATCATATTTGCCAAGGGTTAGGCGGTGCCGCTTTCCGTTTTCTCTAAACTCATACATAAAAAACTTTGTGCCATTTGGCATTATTTTAATCAGCAGGTTATCGCCGTCGCTGACAAAATATGGCTTCTCTTTTGCTTTTAAGTTTTTAAACTGCGTGATCGTAAGTTGGCGTGATAACTTAGGCATTTTAGCTGTCCTTTTGGCTGACTATTGTTATATTTTTAGCTACTTTTTTAAAGATGATCAGCTAAAAGTCAGCTAAAAAGTTGTGATAATAATAGTTTGTCATTGTTTATAATAGTTTGTAATTTTATGAATAAAGGCTTTAAAATAACGTTAAAATCGCGGTTCAATGTTTGCAAAAGTTGGTAAAAGTTTGTGATTGTTTATAAGTGGTGGCGGACAGAGAGGGATTTGAACCCTCGAGCCCCGATTAAGAGCTGCACCCTTAGCAGGGGTGTGGTTTCAGCCG